AACAACAAAATCTTTACCAGTTGCTGGATCTTTCCAGACGCTAATAATTCCAGCAAGTTCAGGGTTGTATTCTTTGGATTCTTTTAGGGAACCGCTAACACCTGTCTTAGTTTTTGCGCCTGCAAGTTTATATTGGAATCGCTGAGGATCTATTGCAAGTGTCGTAGGGGCAACTTCTGCTACGTTGCGACCAACGGGTCTATCTAGCTCGTCTGCAAAAGATGGTTGCTCACCAGGATCTGCCTCTCTTGTTTCTGTTTGCTTAACTACTTCAGTTTGAAAGGCATCATTAGCGTTCTTAACATCATCAAGAGCTTCTAATACTTTTGGATCTTTTAATTTATCTAATTCGGTTTTGCCAGCAACAGCTTTATTGTAATTTTTAACAGCTTTAACTTGTTTAAAAAACCGGAAAGGCAATTCAAGGGCACCACCAAGAAGCAAACCTTCAAGGGCATTTTTAAAACGACCCTCTAATGCCCCGTCATTTGGGTCACTTTTAAGATAATCAATGACAAGAGGTTCAAATGCCGTGCCTTTAACTAGGTCGTTTGCAGCATCAGTAAGCCTGCCGGTGTACTGGTCAAAAGCAACTACATCAGTAATGGCAGATGTAATAGCAGCTTTGCCCGTTACTTGGGAAAGGCCAGATCTAGTTACAGCACTTGCACCAGCTTGAACAACTTGGCCGACAGGGCCGGCAGCTTTTACGCCAGCTTGCACAACTCCTGATATTTTTGTACCAGCTTGGGCAAAGGGCGCTGCTGCCGCTGCAAGATCTTTAGCAGCCCTAAGCCTGGTCGTAGCTACCCCAAGTCTGGCTGCCATAGGCAACGCCGCAAAGGCACCTCTAACGGCCAAGCCACCTAAACCCACTGCGGCAGAGCCGGTAACAAACCCTAGACCTAGTTGTAAAGCGCCAACTGCCAAGTCCTCAGCGGGGCCGCTACTTCTAGCTCTAGGCAATGCAGGCAGCACACCAAGGAAAGGCGCGTCTGGTGTTTTGGCTGATGTAGGAGATTTCTTGCCTAAAACTTTTGCGCCAACTTCTTGCACAAAGTCGCTGCCTTCTTGCAGCGTGGTAAATAAAGCCCGTTGCGGGACTCTCTTTATTACACCAGCAGGGCCAACAGCTTTATTGCTGTCATCAACCATTGCCTTGGTAGTAGCGCCAAAAGCTTTGCCAATGTCACCAGTTTTTTGTAAGGTCTGGAGCCCTGCGCCTGCTGCCTTTAACCCTTGGCCAACCATGCCAGTGGGATTAACGGCTTCTGCAATTCCTTTTACTTGGCCAATAAGATTTGCAGGTTTTAGGGCCTGCTCTAATTTATTTGCTGGGGTTGGCTTAGCTGGCTTCTGTGGGCCAAACTCAAACACCTCAGTGACTTTGCCTGTTACTGGATCTGTTTCGTACTTGACAGGCATGGGCTAGGTTCCTCGTTGAACGCGGCGGAGAATGTCCATTGTGTATTCCCTGATCGAAGGATACCGCCGCCCGTTGTAAGTTTGCACCCTGTTGTTGTCGTATTTGTTGGGGTCGCCGCTATACCAAGTAGACGCAGCTCTGCGAATAGCAAGCGACTGTGAACGACCAGCTGCAATCTCATTGTCGTAATACTCCTGCAATTGACCCTTAACCACAGCGTCTTGAGCTGCTCTGTTGTATCTGTATTGATTTGGGGTCAATCGTTGCCCATAAAATTTAGCCGTCCACGATGGTACGTTCTCTGGCATTACTTGCCCTATACCAATTGCACCAGAATCTGGGTTCAATATTTCATAGTTGTTACCGCTTTCTTTGCCTATAAGTGCCACCCTTAACTTTTGCCCTACTTGGTCTCCAATGGTGGGGTCGGGGCCTCCCATGCCTAAAGGCGCAGTATTAAGCGTTCTAGCCGCAGTAGGATTTTTCGTAGTCCATGCTTGTAAAGCATCTTGTATTAAACGCTGCACCGGGGTTGCCGTTGGAACCATGGCAAAACCTGGGTAAGCGTTTGTAGCTGGCTCTGAAGTAGATACAAGGGGGCTTGTGTCTAAATCTAAAAGTCTTTGCTCTTGCCCAGGCGCTAGTTTTATATCGTGGTTTCTCATTTGATTAAAGAAAAACTCACTGGGCCTCATTGTGGAACTTTTAATAATTAATTTAGTAGAGTCATCTAATTCTTTGCCGTTTGATAAATCTTCTAACTGTTGTATCAATGTAGTTTTGTCGTATAATTTTTTATTCTTTATCTCTCTGTTTAATTGATTTACTTTACTTGGGGTGTTTTGCTTAATGCCGCCAAACATACCGTAACCAAAGCCTTGTTGGTTTAAAAGTTTTGTGTATTGCTCAGGGGTTTTAGCAGCTTGGGGAAGGCTGGCGTTAGGGCTTGATGCTCCTCCTGCTGGGTTATTCATCTGTCCAGCGGGAGGGAATGCAGCTGCGCCTGGGGGAGCTCCAGGGGCTTTATCATATTTGTCCATGGCTTTTCGATACAAGTTTTCAAGCTTGTCGCTTACATCGGTGCCTTTGCTATTCTTTATTATTTCGGTTCCTCGGCGCATTATATCGTTTCTTTCTTTAGCACCATCTATATCTTCCTGTTTGCTTATTCCAGCATTACGATCTCCATAAAAACTTGTGTTTAAAGCTGCTTCCTGCCGTTGTCTAAACGTCCTAGCAAAGTCTTTAAGCACATCATTATTTAATTTATTCTCGCCAGCTTGCCGCTGTGTGTAGTTTTTATTAAGTTCATTGTAAGCTTCTTGCGATAAATTGCCGTTTCGATATTGTGTAAGTATGCGTTGTTTCCCAGCTGGAATGTCGTCAAGCATAGAAGCTTCGTATTCTCTTATAAAAGTTTCTTGTTGTATAGGAGCAATACGCGCTGCCCCAATCGCAGCACTTACAACGCTTAGTTGGCTATTAGCAATAGCAAGCAATTGAGGATCGCCCCCATAAACTTGAAGTAATCTTTTTCTTAGCTTTATTTCAGCCGCTTGAAACTTTTGAGGGCTTGCTATTACATTTTCAGTAAATGTTTCGCTTATCATTGCCTTAGTTAAATCTTCTGTTGCTTTTTTGTTTTGACGTTCGTCTTCGTTTCTCTTTTCATTTAAACCTGCGTTCATTACTTTCCTTAATTCAAATGCTGCTACTGCTGCCGGTACGCCAAAAGAACCTATAAGCCTTGGCTGTTCCCCTGAAGCAACAAGCTGGCCAGTTTTAATAAGGCCCAACGCTAGAATTGCTTCGGTTCTAAATTTGTCTGGGTCTGCAGCGTTTAACGATTGTATTGCAAGAATCTTGCCAATGTTATTTAAAGCATTAGCTTTGTATTTATCAAAGTTTGCCGGGGTCGTGGAATTGTATAGAGTTTGTTCAAGCTCTTCATAGGCTTGTCGTAAGCCTTGTACGCCAATTTGGCCTTTGGCAAGTGTGTTAAACAATCCTGAAACTTGTGAGAAATGGGTATCAATTACTTTTTCATCAGCTGCATCGGCAAAGCGTTGCGTTTGCGCAGCGTTCTGCGCACCCATAGCTTGCGCTATAGACATTGCATTGCTACCCATTGCTTTTGCGTTAGCACCTTTAGGCAGTATTAATTCAGTAAGTGTTTGCTTCCATTCATCTGTGTCGGCCCTTAATTCATTTATTGGGGTGCCAAATATACCTCTCTTTAAAGTGCTTACCTTAGAAGGCAAACTAGTAATGTTAGATTGAATTGCTAAATTGCCTAATGCTGTGTCTACATAGCTTTGAGTTTCTGGCCAAGCTGCTCTTAACTGGTTATAGACAGGCAACAGTGATGGGTCGCTTTGAACCTTAGCTCCAACGTCACCAATTGCTTCTTTAAACGACAAGTAGCCTTTGGTTTGCAATGACCCTGAAAGGGCTTGAGCTTCGGCTTGGTTTTCTTTCGTCTTTATTTCACGCCGCTGATCAAGGTATGTACCTAGATCCCCTAGGTTTTCGTTAAAACCAGACAGAGCCTTAGCTAAATTTGCTAAATCGTTACTAGGCTTTGGCGATTCAGGCCGGTCAAACATAAAAGGTTTGCCACCCAATTCAGCTTTACCAGCTTGGATATAGGTATTAACTGGTGTCGCTTGTGGGTTTAAAGCTGGTGTGCCGATGCTGTCTCCAGCAATAGGAGCGCCGCTTGACGTTTGGGCAAGGCCACCTAACAGGCGTTGCGATGTTCCCCCTGTAAATTTATTGCCTTGTTCAAACGCAGCCCCGGAGCCAAGTTGTTTTGCCATGGCTATGGCCTCTTAGGCATGTTCATGGATTTGTTAATGCCAATCCCTGCTTGTACGAGGGCCCCTCCTGCTTGTAGCAGGTAAGGGGTAGAGCTAGGTGCTTTCTGCATAATGGGAGCAATGGGGTCGTAGATCTGTTGCTTCACGTATTCTTGCTGAGAACCAATTCGATTAGCTCTTTCAGAACCAGAAGCGCGTTTCTGTTCTTGTGATTGCATAGAAGCAAACGCTACGTTTCGATCTGTCACATAGTCGTATTGAGCTTGCTGCCTGTAGTAGTCATTAATTAACGCATCAATGCTGTTACCCACACGACCAGCAGCTTTAATTTCTCCCCTCGATTGTATCCCTTGTATTGCTGCTTTTTGTTTTTGTTGGGCCGCGACTTCTTGCTCTTGCATCAATCGCATATTAATAGCGCCTATTTCTTGGCCGTAAGCAATATCAGCTAACGCTCTAGTCTGAGCCCTTAAAGCTTCTTGCTGATTGAATTTGACATCCTCGTAGTACCTAGCATTTGCAGCTTGGCGTTGTTGATATTCGTAATTGCGTTGAGCTTCGTAATTGCGAAAGCCAACAGCTTCTGACTCAGCCTGGTATCCAGCTTGTGCGCTAGCTATGCCTAGCCCGCCTTGAACTACTGCTAGTACCCCAGTTGCAATGCCGCCGGTTGGATCACACATGATGGGTCACCTTGCAGAACTCCAGGAATAAACGACCTTCTGTCCCATAGTTTGGCTGCTTTCGAGTAAAAGTGAACCCCATCCAGTGCAACCATTTTTTATGCACGGTGTTCCGAGCGTCCATGTAATTCCACAGCACGTCGTACTGCTGATCCAGGTCGGCCACCCAGGTTTTAATATTGCGCAAAAACCTGTGTCGGTTGGTGAAATCGTCAACCATGGCGTTAGTGCCCAACATCCATACCTGCCCAACCCGTGGGTTTAGTTCATCAGGTACAACACCTCCAATAGCTATAGGCTTTTGGTTATGCGACAACATTGTTTTCATCGGGTTGCTAACGCCATAACTGTAAATCAAACAGGTTCTTGGCCCTAAGCCAGAAGCAGCTTTTACTTCCATAACGTCTTCTTCTCTCATGTCTTCAGCAACAATTTCAATGTCGTTCCATTCAGTATCTCTAAGTAAATTCATAGCCTTGCAGCCCTGCTGTGATACCAGCCTTCCCATTCAGCTGATTGGAAACGGCAAGGCAAAGGGCTGCTGCTTGTCAATTGAATAATGGTCTTTATGTTTTCGCCCATAACCGGAACCCTATAGCGATCGCTCTTGCTATTCATGACCCCGATATAGCTGGCATCACCTGGCGTTATGGCGTTGTAGGGGTAAGTTTGCGTGGCCCTGCCTTGCGGGGTAATCACAACGTTGAAGGCTGAGGTCGTATCAAACACCATTGTCCATGTTCTAAGCATTAACTTGGGCCCAGCAGCTACAGCCATGCCACCGCCTGCGGGCTGTTCCATAATGTATTGGGTACTAAATTGATAGCTCATGTCGTATAACTCGCCTACATAAAACTTTGTCCCTGCCAGGGTTAAGTTGCCGCTTACGACTATTTGCCCAACTCCACCAGTACCACCAGTTGCTGACACGCTAATGACGTTAGGTATTTGGCCATAAAGAAGAGGGTTAGCTGTGTAGTATCTGCCAACCAAGCGATAGGTAGCGCCAGCTTGCAATGGGTATGGCGGCTCAATGGTGGATTGCACAGCCAATCCAGAAGGGGTAGTAAGGGCTACGGTGCAGAGAGATTCATCAACCTTGCGATCTAGCAATAATTCAATTGCTGTAGTCGTATCGTCAGTTTGATTAGCCCTAAGACGTATCCTTTCTAAATACACACCGTCAGCATATTCAACCATTACATACAAATTACTGTCTAGAATATTAGCGCCTACAATTGATTTGACAGTTCCAGAAAACTCCCAATACGACCAAGCTGATTGTAATTTAATGTCATCTTGATAAGTAAACTTATATATATAAAGTCTTCGCGGTTGATCTTTGCTAACAATTACTAGCATCTCTTCTGAGATAGTTGCGGTAAAAGAACATAGAGTACCTGGCAAATACTTAGGAATTGCCGATGTAATTTCTTCTGATATAGGAGCAGGGCCGCTGCTATCGGGCAAGAAAAATTCTCGGATGCCAGTAAATGCACCTTTCGGTACAGCAAAATACAACGTCCGACCAATGGCTACTGGGTCAACAGTTGCAACCATTTCAAACGCGGTCATTGACGATATGTTTGCTGTCTTTGGCGTAAGCGCAGCAGCAACGTTACCTGTGTCCAACCGAAACTGGCCATGGCGGCTGAACAGCAGCAAACTGTTGGCAAAAGCTGAGCTAGCAATTAAGAAGTTGATCTCTGTACCGCCAACCGATATGTCAATAGGGTCGCTGTCAATTACGGTTTGGACTGTCTCTGGCCAGAACCTATCGAAACTGTCGGTTGCTGACAGAATTACGTTCTCATCAGCCAGAAACACCAGCCTATTCCTAAATAAGTTTACGTTCTGAATAGTTGTGCCAACAAATGAAGGGTTAGGGGCAGTAGTTGTATCTCCCGCTACACGCTCAGACCAATCAAAATCTTCAAAGCTAAAGTTACCAGTTGCTGGATTACGTATTAATACATGCGGCATAGTTGCTTTATCAAGTTCGTACACAATTCCAGGCGCTACTGTCTCTCTCCAAACTCCTGCGCCAAAGCCACTGCCTGCTGCAGCTTCAAATTTAACGTAGTAATCATCTAAGCCAGTAGATTTGTTGCCTTGAATTTTTACAGTAAAGGCATGTTCAGCAATAGTTGGCAGGTCTGACAAGGAATCGACCGTACCTTTAATTGCCTTTGTCATCTCACCATTTCTATTATCAGTAGAGCTGAGAGTGTAAGCGCCGCCGTTGTTTTTAACAATGCGAACAATGTAGTCATCAGCAGTCGCTACAAATGAAGCAAGAAAAGTAGCGTCAGCATTTAAAGTAGCAGCTAGGTTGGTAGCAATAGTTACGTTAGACGGAACGGTAGGCGATGCAGCTGTAACTTCCGTTACGGTAATAGCATCAACTTTGATAGTGTAAGTAACAGCATAGTCAGCAGTTTTAATAAACACCATACTCTTGGTGCCCCAGTTAGTAGAGGTGCTAGCTGTCATTGCTACTGTCTTTTCTCTATTAACAATAAAAGTATAGTCAGCAACAGAAGCTATTCTAAATACTTCTGATGGCTTGCCAGTAATGTTTAGATAGGCAGTTCCGTCAGGAGTAGAAACAGTTCTAGCTGTGCCATCTATATCAAAAGCTTTAATAGCATTGTCTTGAATTATTAGTAGGTTTCTAATAGTTCCGTCTCGATCAATAATTGCAGTAAAAGGACGCTCAGTTCCTGCGGTGCCGCTAAAGAGTTTGGCAATGTGGTAGGAAGGTGGCCGCTTCTTTAAGCCTTCAACCGGGCTTGGCATACAGTTGACAACTGATTCGGCCTGAGAAGCCAAGCGCAAAGCTGCAGGTTGCAGGCTTACGCCGTTGATCAAGTTAGGAATAGAGCCAGCAATGAGAGGCATGATTATTGACGGCGAAGGGCACGGCTAGGCATGTAGCCCATTATGACAGCACTATGATTTGGATTACCGCGCAGCATGTTGTGATCTCCAACACTGGTTTCTATGTCCAAGAACATAGACCTAGCTTCTAGCTCAGCAGTCAAGTTAATTTTGCTCAGGTCGGCGCTACCAAGAATTGCTTCTTGCAGTTGACGGCCACCCTTGATGGTGAAGTAGGAGCGAGCGTGTTCAGGGAGATCATCCCAATCCAAGAAGTAAGTAACATCTGCGTAAAGGTCTTCTTCAAATTCGTAAGTATTATTGTAACGGTCGTATAACTTGGAACCGCGTTGCACAATATCACTGAACGGGTAACGGTATCCATCTATTACTACTCGGCTAACGGTAGTAGCCAGGCTGATGTGGTTAGTATTTGCAGTTCTTAGCAAAAGTTTCTCGCGGTCAGTATTAAACGACCAGCCTTCAGCTTGCAACTTTCGACTAACATCGGTCAATGTATCTTGTGCTTGAGAAGCTAAGCCAAACAGGCCGTTAAGACTGGCAACTGGTGCTTCCCCTAGCATTTGCAATACCCTGTTAGTTGCCTCCAGGAAACTGGTCTTTGCAATAGTCATAAAAAAAGGGGGCGTATTGCCCCCATTGTGCCTGATTAGTAAAGGACTCGCTTACACGGTATCGAAGTAAATCTCAACAGCACAGTCAGGACGCAAGATGCCTGTACCAATAGCCATTGAAGCGATCATGAACGTACCTTGCCATAGGGCGTGTACGTCACCACCAGTGGTTTCCATTTTGAGATCCATCAGCTTGACAGTACCAGCTGCCATAGGATTCCAAACCAAAGCAACGTTGGCTGTGTAGTCAGCATCGTATGCGTTGTTCTCCCCACTTACCGCAGAGCGGTTAGTGGTAGGTAAGTGGGTGGATTTGACGATGCTGATACCAGCCACCTTTAAAACAGTACCGTCTGCATAAGCACCGGCACCGCCCCAATCGCGGTTGATAACGTTGGTCTCTTGCACCAACTTGTAATACTCACGAGGAGCTAATGCGCAATAGCGATCACCCTCGGGCAAGCTGTTCTCATCCATGGCCTGAGCAGCTGCAAACAATGCAGCAGCTAACTGGGCACCTGTCACTGCAGCTTTAGTAGCAGCAATGATCTTGACGCGAGTACCACCAGGGAGGTCGGTGTTGAAGTTAGTGGCAGTACGTGCAGCTTTAGCAATAACGGCAGCTACGTTCTGGTCGTAGGTATATGCCAAGGCATTACCCATTTCAACACTGAACTGAGAACGCACGTCGTAGTGGTTCTTAGCTTCGTCAATGTCAGGCAGGAACACATGGCTGATTAGCTTGTCGTCAATGTTGACGGTAGCTTCAGCAACTTTTTGTGCAGTACCAATAATCTGGTTGCCAGGTGTGTGGTAGGCGGCACTGTTCAAACCAATGATTGGGAACTGTGCGGTTTTGCCAGAGCTAATAGTGCGAACCTTGTGAAGGGCTTCAAACACTGTTGCCTTGCGGAAAGCGGTCAGGACTTCTCCAGCCCAGACCTTGAGGAACATTGCATTGTCGCCGGCAAAGTTGCCGCCGCCAGCATTGTTGACTAGGCCAAGCCTAGTCGCGGTAAAGTTTGGTGCAGCCATTGAAAGATCTCCTAGAGAGTTTGGTTTGGGTTTCCCCGACCTGAACTCCTATCGCTGGGGGTGTCCGTCGCAACGGGCCGTCGGTCAATGAGCGGGTCTAGGTGTTTAAAGGATAAGCCATTGTCAACCCATAACGCCAGGTGACTTAGCCAACTTGGCAAATACTTTCTGCCTGAACGCAGGATCTTTTGCGTACTTAGGGTTTGCAATATCTTCTAGGTATTGCTCAGTGGATTGGTACCTGTTCTCTGTGCCTTGGGAACTACGACCACCTAGTAACTTAGGTTCATGCCCATTGGCTGCTCGGTATTGGCTCTGCAGTTGTTGAGCTGCCAAGCGTATCAACCCACTGTTGTTAGTAGCTACAGCAAAGTTAAAGGCTTCCGCATCTTCTTTGGAGATGCTGCCTTCTTTAGCTGCCCAATCAATCATGAGTTGGTATTCTTCTGCCCCACCTAATGCTTTCTTGATCTTGTTGGTTTCAGCAATACTAAGAGCTTGGGTTTCTTCCGCTTTAGCTGAAGTGCCACTGAGGTAAGCATCAACCATGGCGCGAG